ATCACAACATTGTCGTTCAACGATACTTTAATGTTAAAAATTACAATCCAAAGGCTAAGAGTAGTTACACTATGGTTGAGGTTATGGGTCAAATCAAAGAAGTAATTCACGAAGACTTGAAAGCAAAATCTTGTTACTTCCTGTTGGATAACTATGAACAAATTTTATTGGATTCAGAGTACCTATCAACGTCAAATACTGATGGTCCTGAGTCATTTAATATGTATTTGAAGATTGGAGACCTGACAATTTGTCACTATGGGTGGGATGCTAAAATATACCCGCCAAAAATAAGATACACCGTAGACGTGCGTCCGCACCTAAAAAGTGTTCTTACTAGTTTAACTGACATTTTTTCAGACGAAAATTTATCTTACAACTACCTGAATATTCAACTAGTTTAAGCGTATTTATTAAACACGAAAAACGTATTAACTATAGACTATGAGCGACGAAAAAAACTTTGGATACCTTGGAAACACATTTCAAATACAATTACTTAACAACATTATATTATTCAAGGATTTCGCATCCTCAATCGTCGATGTCTTAGACCCTAAGTACTTTGATAACCAATACTTCCGTCTGATTATGCAGATGATTAAGGAGTATTACATCAAGTATGAACACGTACCAACTTTTGATACGTTAGAGCAACTTTCTAAAAGTGAAATTAGTGCTCCGATGGCTCAAAAAATGGTCTTGGATATGGTCAAGCAGGTAAAAGATGCACCATTCGAAGGACACCAATTTGTACAAGAAAAATCTTTGAAGTTTTGTAAACAACAAGAACTTCAAAAGGTAATGACAAAGGCTCAAAAAATAATTGACAAAGGAGACTTTGAAAGTTATGACCATCTTGAAGAAATGGTTAGAGAAGCATTACAAGTTGGTGAAGTCGATCCAGGAACTAACGATGTGTTCAGTAATTTGGATGAGGTTTTACAAGATGATTTCAGACATCCTATTCCTATTGGGATTCCTGGAATTGATAATCTACTAAAAGGTGGATTGGCAAAAGGTGAGATCGGTGTAATTCTTGCACCCACAGGTGTTGGTAAAACCACCGTTCTCACAAAATTTGCGAACCACGCGTTTAATTTGGGATATAATGTTCTCCAAGTATTCTTCGAGGACAACCCCAAAATCATCCAAAGAAAACACTTTACACTATGGACTGGAATTGCTCCTGACAATCTGTCACAATTCAAGGACGATGTATTGGAAAAGGTTCGAAGTGTACAGGCTAATATGCCGAATAAGTTGACATTGAAGAAATTACCTTCAGATACTCTGACGTTAAATCAGATTAAGAATCAAATTAGAAAGTTGATTGCTGAAGGAACAAAAGTCGACTTAATCGTGTTGGATTACATTGATTGTATTATGCCTGACAAAAACTTAGGTGATGAATGGAAGAGTGAAGGTTCAGTAATGCGAGGGTTTGAGTCTATGTGTCACGAACTTAGTATTGCGGGATGGACCGCAACTCAAGGAAACCGTTCTTCTATATCATCTGAGGTAGTGACTACTGACCAAATGGGTGGGTCTATTAAAAAGGCTCAGGTTGGTCACGTAATTATATCAGTGGCTAAATCATTACAACAAAAGGAAATGAATTTAGCTACTATAGCCATCACCAAATCTCGTATTGGTAAGGATGGGATTGTGTTCGAGAACTGTAAGTTCGATAATGAAATGCTTGTGATTGACACTGAACAAAGTGTTACCTTCTTAGGTCTTGAAGAACAAAAAGAAGAAAAAAATAAGCAAAGAATTAAAGAACTTCTCGAAAGAAGAAAACAACAAACTACTTAATTAAATAAATCAAAAAACTATGGATAATAACATTTTTAGTACAGCACTAAAAGACCACCGATATGTTATAAAAAGAAGCGGTGAAAAAGTCTTGTTTGAATCTGAAAAGATTAAAAATGCCGTTGCAAAGGCAATGGCTTCGGTCGGAGAAATTGATATTGAAATGGCTGAAAAAATTGCCAGACTGACCAAGAGAAGTCTTTTCAAAGGAGATAAAGATAGAGTTCCACACGTGGACGAAGTTCACGATATGGTGGAGAACAAATTGATGGACAACGGACTCAATGATGTTGCAAAAGAATACATCATCTACCGTTCAAAACATCAACCAAATATCTTTCAAAAAAGAGTTAATCTTAAACCTTATGAATACCCCGATTTGAGTGAATACGTAGATGCTATTAGACACTCATACTGGGTTCATACCGAGTTTAACTTTACCTCAGACATTCAAGATTTCAAGGTACATTTGTCAGAAAAAGAACAGAGTGCAGTACAAAGGGCGATGTTGGCTATTTCACAAATTGAAATCGCAGTTAAAACCTTTTGGGGTGACATTTATAAAAAGTTACCAAAACCTGAAATCGGAAACGTAGGTGCTACATTTGCTGAGTCTGAAGTAAGACACGCAGATGCTTATTCACACCTAATTCAATTGTTAGGTTTGAACAAAGAGTTCGAAAACTTGTTGGAAATTCCAGCAATCCGTAGAAGAATCAAATACTTGGAAAAAACTATTGCAAATTCAAAATCTATTGATAATCAAGACTATTTTGAATCTGTAGTTCTATTCTCAATGTTTATTGAGAATGTATCTCTTTTCTCTCAGTTCTTGGTTATTATGTCATTTAACAAACATAAGAATGTTCTAAAGGGTATCAGTAATGCTGTTGAAGCGACTTCAAAAGAAGAGAACATCCACGCAGAGTTCGGATTTGATTTAGTTAATATCATCAAGAAGGAAAACCCAACTTGGTGGACCAATGAATTGGTTGAAGATTTGATTGATGCTACCCGTGATGCTTACGAGGCGGAATGTGAAGTAGTTGATTGGATTTTTGAAAATGGTGACCTTTCGTTCTTAACAAAGGCACAAACTATGGAATTTATCAAACATAGATTCAATACCTCCTTGAATTCTATCGGAATTGATAGTATATTTGAAATCAATCAACCTTTGTTGGAGACAACTGAGTGGTTCGATGATGAAATTCTGACAACCAAACATACTGACTTCTTCCACAAGAGAAGTATCAATTACAGTAAGAAGACGAAGTCGATAACAATGAATGATTTATTTTAATTTTATATATGGAAACAAGAAAACCTTTTGATTGGATTAACGAAGAGTCTATTACTTTTCTTCGTAGAGGATATTTGAGTGAGGGTGAAGAACCCTTGGAGAGAATCAGAACTATTGCGGACCACGCTGAAAAACTTTTAGGTATGGAAGGATTCGCAGATAAGTTCTTTGATTATATGGGAAAAGGTTGGTATTCTTTGTCTTCACCCGTATGGGCTAACTTCGGTAAAAAAAGAGGACTCCCTGTGAGTTGTTTCGGTTCTAATATCGGTGACAACATTGAGTCTATTCTTTTCACACAAGCTGAAGTTGGTGAGATGAGTAAAATGGGGGGTGGTACCTCTGGTTACTTTGGTAACATTCGTGGTCGTGGTGCTGAAATTACAGACAACGGTCACGCACCTGGTTCGGTTCACTTTATGAACTTGTTTCAGAGTGTTGTGGATAACATCTCACAGGGTTCAACCCGTAGAGGTCGTTTTTCACCATACCTTCCTGTTGAGCATCCAGACATTATGGAGTTCTTGGAAATTGGTACTGAAGGGTTCCCCATTCAAGATTTGACACACGCAGTAACTGTAAGCGATAAGTTTATGGAGGATATGATTGCGGGAAACAAAGAGAAAAGAGCAATTTGGGCGAAGGTGATTCAACGTAGAGGAGAAATTGGTTACCCATATATTATGTTCTCTGACACTATGAACAAAAAGGCTCCTGAAGTTTACAGAGACAAGGATATGAAGATTTACAATTCAAACCTTTGTTCTGAAATTGCACTTCACAACTCAGAGGACGAGTCTTTTGTATGTGTATTGTCATCTATGAACCTTCTACACTATGATGAGTGGAAAGACACCGATGCTGTTGAGATGATGATTTATTTCTTGGATGCAGTTGTTACTGAATTCATCACCAAAATTGATGACCTAAGAACTAACGGTACTGTTGAGGGACAAAGAGCATTCTTCTACCTTGAGAGAGCATACAACTTCGCTAAAAGACAAAGAGCTCTTGGATTGGGTGTTTTGGGATGGCACTCACTTCTTCAGTCTAAGGGACTTCCTTTCGACAGTAAGGATAGTGCAAGATTGAATATCGAAGTATTCAAACTCATTAAAGATAAGTCATACGAGGCTTCGGCAAAGTTGGCTGAAATTTTTGGTGAACCTGAAACACTTGTTGGGTATGGAAGAAGAAACGTTACCTTAAATGCAATTGCACCTACAACGTCATCAGCATTTATCTTGGGACAGGTATCACAATCAATCGAACCCATTTGGTCTAATGCTTATGTTAAGGATGTTGCAAAATTGAAAGTAACTATCAAGAATCCTGTTCTACAAAAGTTGTTAGCTGAGATGAAGAAAGACACCAAGGCAACTTGGGATAGTATCAAGAAACACGATGGTTCGGTTCAACACCTTGATTTCTTGTCTGATGAACAAAAAGAAGTTTTCAGAACTTTTGCTGAAATCAATCAGTCAACAATCATCAATCAAGCGGCTATCAGACAGGATTTCATTGACCAAGCTCAATCTTTGAACTTGATGATTTCACCTGATATGCCAACCAAGGATGTTAATAAACTCCTAATTGACGCTTGGATGTTGGGTGTAAAGACACTTTACTATCAACACTCTATGAACTCGGCTCAGGCATTTGCAAGAAAAAAATTGAATCTAAATGATTTAGTTTGTACTTCTTGTGAGGCTTAAAAAGAAGAAATCATAATTAATTAATAAACCCATCGAATTCGGTGGGTTTTTTTGTTTCTAAAAAAAATATCGGGAATATATTTATGGGATATGGCAGACGGGCAAACATACGGTATAATTTTTCCATTTAGGGATAGTCCTGTTGGTGATTACTTATCTCTTTCTGTTACTACAGAGGAGGAGATAAGAGCCAATCTTTTGCATCTTCTATTAACGAGAAGAGGTAGTAGGTATTATTTACCAACTTTCGGAACTAGACTATATGAGTTCATTTTTGAACCTTTAGATGGGCCATCTTTTGAAGCGATTAAATCTGACATTAAAGATGCTGTTGCCGAATTTATACCTAACCTCACAATTAATAATATCTCGATTACCCCATACACCGATGATGCTGAACTTATTGGTGACTTAAACATTTCTAACTTAGGTGTTGGTGGTGTTTACAGAGTACCTGGAAGAGGAACTGAAGAGTACACGGCCAAAATCAGAATAGATTTTACGGCAGACGATGCCGCTTTCGGACAGAGAGATTTCGTAATCATCAATATTTAATAACAAATGGCAAACAGAAGAATTTCTTATACTGAAAGAGACTTTGAAGGTCTACGTCAAGACCTCATCAACTATACTCAACAATATTATCCTGACACGATTGATAACTTCAATGATGCGTCAGTATATTCAGTATTCTTGGATTTGAATGCGGCAATCGGTGATAACTTACATTATCACATTGACAGAAGTATTCAAGAAACAGTTCTTCAATATGCACAACAAAGGTCATCTATTTACAACATTGCCAGAACGTATGGCTTGAAAATACCTGGTAATCGTCCATCGGTTGCTTTAGTTGACTTGTCAATCACCGTCCCTGCCTTCGGTGATAAAGAAGACACAAGATACTTGGGAATCCTAAGAGCCGGTTCACAATTTTTAGGTGCGGGACAAATCTTTGAAAATGTATATGACATAGATTTTTCTTCACAATACAACAATCAAGGTTTCCCAAACCAAACTAAAATACCAAACTTTGACTCTAACAATAGATTGGTTAATTACACAATCACAAAAAGAGAGGTTGTTGTTAATGGTGTCACTAAAGTTTTCAAAAAAGTAGTTAATCCATCTGATGTTAGACCTTTTTATGAGTTCTTCTTACCAGATAGAAATGTTTTATCAGTAACTTCAGTTATTCAAAAAGATGGTACAACTTATCAAACCACACCTACTTATCAAGAATTTTTAAATCCTTTGAATAGATGGTATGAGGTTGATGCCTTAGCTGAAGATACTGTTTTTGTTGAAGACCCAACTAAACCAAGTGACAGACCTGGTATCAAAGTAGGTAGATATATTAAGACCGATACAAGATTCATTACAGAATTCACACCTGAAGGATTTTTGAAATTAACTTTTGGTAATGGTACAACAACCCCTGAACAACAATTGGCTCAGTTTTCAAGAACTGGTGTTCCATTGAGAATACAGGATTATCAAAATAACATTGGACTTGGTACTACAGTAAAACCTAATACTACTTTGTTTGTTCAATACAGAATTGGTGGGGGTCTTGCTTCTAACGTTGGTGTGAATGTTATCAACCAAGTAGGAACGATTAACTTCTTTGTTAATGGTCCGTCTGAAAATATTAACCAAACTGTTATTGGTTCACTACAAGTGAACAACGTGACTGCGGCAATTGGTGGGGCAAACCAACCTACAATTGAGGAAGCAAGACAGATGGTTAGTTTTAATTTCTCGGCACAGAAAAGAGCCGTAACTATTAATGACTATCAGTCATTGATTGAGACAATGCCTGGTAAATTTGGTGCACCTGCAAAGGTGGCAATTACCGAACAAAATAATAAAATTATCATTCAGATTTTATCATACGATACCAACGGTGCTTTAACATCAAACGTGTCAAATACTTTAGCACAAAATATTGCAACCTATCTATCAAATTACCGTATGATAAATGACTATATTCAAGTTGAAGCGGCACAAGTTATTGATTTGGAGTTTGAATATTCTATAGTGTTTGATTCAACACAAAACCAAGGACAAGTTATCACACAAGTAATCGACCAAACTCAAACATTTATGAGTCCTCAGATTAGGACTTTAGGTCAAAATGTTAATATATCGAACTTAAGAAGTATAATTCAAGATATCCCTGGTGTTGTGTCAGTTGCGGACATCAAAGTATATAACAAAGTTGGTGGACAATATTCTTCAAGTGAGACATCTCAGAGGTATTCTGATAATGTTACAAAACAAATTCAACTCATAGACGAAACAATCTATGCACAACCGAATCAGATTTATCAGGTTAGATATCCAAACAAAGATATCAAAGTTAGGATTAAAAATCTTAAAACGGTAGATTTCTCCTAACCTTTTATTCAATTTAAATTAATACCACTTAAAATTTGATAAATAACTATTTATCACAAAAGGATAACTATGCCAAAATCTTACAGAATTAGGACTCAACCAGGGGTCGATAAATCAATACAGGTACAAGTACAACAAGACTTTGATTTCTTAGAAATTCTTTCCTTAAAATTAAGGCAAGAAGATGTATATACCAGATTTTGTGCAGACTATGGTGTAGTAGTGGGAAGAGTATTTGCCAACGGAGGTACTGGTATTCCAAACGCAAGAGTTTCCATTTTCATTCCTTTAGATGAGTTAGATGCTCAAGACCCGATTATTTCTACACTATATCCTTACACTTCTGTTGAACAAAAAAATGAAGACGGATACCGTTATAATCTTCTCCCATATAGACCATCATACATTGGACATACACCAACAGGAACATTTCCTGATTTAGAGGATGTATTGACAAGAGTGGAGGTGTTGGAGGTTTATGAAAAATACTACAAGTATACCACTAAAACAAATGAATCTGGTGATTTTATGATTGTTGGTGTTCCCTTAGGCAACCAACAAATTTTTATGGACTTGGACTTATCTGATATGGGTTGTTTTTCATTAAGACCACAAGACTTAATCAGAACAGGAAGGGGAGTTATTGACCAATTTGCAGGATCTCAATTTAGAAGTTCAACTGATTTAAATTCTTTACCTCAAATTGTTAGTCTTTCTGCAGATATTGATGTTGGTAGTTTTTGGGGACAAGAAGATTTATGTAACATCGGTATAACTAGAAATGATTTTGACTTAGAAACTGTTGGAATAAAAATCGAACCTACTGCAGTCTTTATGGGTTCGATATTCAGTACAAACGACAATGATTCAATTAGAAAAAATTGTAAACCAACAAGTGAGGGTGGAAACCTTTGTGATTTAGTAACTGGTGAAGGAACAATACAAGCAATTAGACAAACAATATTAATAGATGAAAATGGTGACCCTGTATTAGAAGAGTACAAATTAACTAATGGTGGAAAAGTAATTGACAGTGATGGAACATTTTTAGTGGATGTCCCAATGAATTTGGATTATGTTGTAACCAATGAATTTGGAGAACAAGTATTGTCTAATGACCCTTCAATTGGTATTCCCACAAGTGCAAAATATAGATTCAAATTTAAATTCCAAGCCGAGGTAGAAAATGTTCCAACAATTGGTCAACAATTTTTACCTATATTAGGTACAGCGCAAAGAGCTCAGTTTCTTGTACCACAAATTAGAGAATATGGTTGGACAGGGACATCCTTGAATCCCGGTATTGACCCCGATTCATTATCAAATGAAGATAGTGTAAACTACAACCCGAATTATACTGCTAATACTCAATGGCAACAATATAACAATTCATATTCATTCTCTTTAGATTGGAATGATTATCCTGACAAATCCGCAGCAATAAACTGTGAAGATTTCTTCTATAAAATGAAGTATAATAAAGTCTACACTCCTTCTGTTTTAATTGATGAGTTTAGGAAAGGAAGTGGACGAGGAAGGTTTGTTGGAATTAAAGAAATTACAGAAAGAAGTTGTCAAACAACAAACAATCCTTTCCCTGTGACAGAGGGTGTTAGAAATTTTGACTTAATATTTTTCTTATTTAATATATTACTTACAGTTTTTACACCGATTATACTGGCCTTAATTTTAATTGGACACATTATTTGTTTCATATGGCCTGTCTTGAGGTTTATTTTGAATGTTGTTATTAATGCGGTCATTGGTATAATATTCATACTTTGTTTGGCCATAAGGGCAATAACATTTGGATTGTTGAAATTAAACTGTTCGAGGATAAAAACTGTAAACATTCCAAAGCAGTGTCCATTGACATCAATACCACTACCTAACCTATCATATCCTGATTGTGATGCTTGTGATTGTGAATCAAGACCTGCAGGTCAAAGTGAAGAAATACCGGCAGGTGTTGATAACACCACTGTTCTTTTCAATGCAAACCAATATGAGTTTTATGATAGACTTATAGCTTTAGATGGGGATGATGAAATCAAAGAAACTTGGATGGCTAAGTATCAATATGGTTTTCAGTCTTCTATGTCAGGTTTTGATGATGGAGAAAACAATTCAGACTTTACTAAGGCTCCATTTATGGATGACGACAGAGATAACGGAGGTAATCCTTTTACTAAATACAAAACTTGGTCATTGGATATACCACTTCCTGAAAGAATGAATTTATTCAATATTAAGTCAAAGTATCACACAACTGGTGGTTGGAACCAAATTCAAGTTTCAGTTAACCCTAATGTCAATACAGGTTTATTTCACAAAGATAATGTGTTGGCAATTGTTTGTGACCCAAATACTCTTAATCTTTTTGAACCTGGACAGATTTTAACATTCCAAAATGTAGAAACATCTGTTGACCCTAACATAAGTGGATTTACAACAGGTTATACCAAAACGGGTAGTTATGCTGCTACAGTTGTTAATGCTAACGCATCGAATCCAGGTGTTGCTGCAACAAGAAATTACATCATTACTGGTACGACTGATGGTTTAGTTCAGGATTCTTCAGGTCAATATATTGCTCAATATAAGTTTCCTGCTGACGTAGAATACTATCAAGTAATTACTGCCCATACCGTATCGGCATATACTGCATTAACACAATCAGTTGGTGGTGGGGTTCCACAAGCACCAAATGAAGCAGGTTATAGTGCGGGGTCTAACCTGACGTTTATGCAAAGATACATTTTTGGATATCAAAGAGTACAAAGGTTTGGTACTGCAATTAATGACCCTTGGGAATATCCTGATGATAATACAACTGGTGCTGGTGATACTGGAATGTTTGAACAAAATGGACCTAACTTTAGGTTGAATTCTGATTACTTGAATCACATAGTTGTT